GAACAACAGGCGCAACCCAATGGCTAAGGACTTGAGACAACCCAAGTATAGGCCAAGGGTTGTGCCTGACAAGAAGAAACCTAAGCCAGTACGTAAAGAGAAACACAAAGGATCAAAGGATGATTGAGGTAACATACATAGACCACATGGGTAGTGATCTTAGTGTAGTTAATGCAGCTAGGGTATCCTTTGGTAAGAAGAGTGAGCTTGAGTGTATTGATATGGTCAAGGGTGTCTATGTCATGGCACATAAAGATACCAAGCTGATCCAGTACCTAGCTAAGAACAAGCACCTGTCACCATTCGGTCACTGCTTCGCATCATTTCATATCAAAGCACCAATCTTTGTGGCACGACAGTTGGTCAAGCATAAGTTCCTAAGATGGAACGAGATCAGTCGTAGGTATGTGGATGATGAACCTGAGTTCTATGTACCTGATAAATGGCGTGGACGTAGTGCTGATAAGAAACAAGGATCATCTGACACAGTTGTGGAGTCTCTGCGTATGCAGGGATTTAGAGAACAATCAGTACACGATGGTGTTTTTAAGCATCAGATGCACAGCCTTGACCTCTACCGTGACATGATTACGGCAGGTGTAGCACCAGAGCAAGCACGTATGATACTACCACAGTCTACTATGACTGAGTGGTACTGGTCAGGGTCATTAGATGCTTGGTCTGATATGTGTCTACTGCGTTGTGCCAGTGACACTCAAGAAGAGACACAGTACGTAGCAGCTAAGATCAGCTTAAAGATGCACGAACTATTCCCTGTGTCATGGACGGCACTAGCTAAAGGGAGAGGATGATGAGTGAAGTAAAAATAATAGAGATAGAAGAGCATGAAGATGGTTCAGCTACACTACAAGTAGAGTGTGATCCAGAAACCTTTGCGGCTATATTTAACGTGGGCTTTGTGGCTCTGGTTAAGGCAGGTCTAGAAAAGGAGAATGAATGATGGCCTACGCAGTAGAGATTGAGATTGAGCTAGGTGAGTTTACCTATGTCCGTAAGGAAAACCCTTGGACAGAAGACCATAAAGTATGGGTGTTTAATAACCGTGGTGAGGCAGAAGAAGAAGCTAAACGATGGAACACAGGTAGGGTAGTGTCTTACATCAGGCCAATGTCTAAGAGTGAAAGACAAAGATCAGAAGAGAAGGGTCAAGCTAATGTCTAAACAAGTGCTAGTAGATGGAGACACCTTTGCCTATCGTGCTGCTTTCTCTTGTGAAGACAGTAGCTTAGACGATGCAATTGATAAAGTAGATGAACTTATAGATGATGCTTTGAACAAGGTTATGTGGGAAGTATCTGAGGATGGGTTTCAGGTGTTCCTTACTGGCAAAGGTAACTTCAGGTATGACATGGCTATTACCCATGAGTACAAAGGAAACAGAAAGGGAGCAGAAAAACCCCAACACCTACAAGGCATCAGGGATCACATGATAGCTAAGTGGGATGCTATAGTATCTGAGGGTGAAGAGGCAGATGACCTCATAGGTATCTGGTCTACTGACTACGGGTCTGACTGTCTTGTTGTGTCAATTGACAAGGACATGATGCAGCTACCTTGTCATCACTACAACCCTAACAGACGGTCATTCTCTAAGGTATCCAAGGTGAATGGTAATAGGTTCTTCTATTCACAAATACTAACAGGGGATAGGGCTGACAACATCATAGGTTTGTACGGCATAGGTCCAAAGAAAGCTGAAGTAATACTTGAGGACTGCGAGAGTGAAGAGGATATGTATGAGGCTTGCTTGAGAAGCTACAGTGGTGATGAGGACAGAGTGATAGAAAACGGTAGGCTTCTGTGGTTACGTAGGTTTGTAGGTCAGATATGGGAGCCACCTAAATGCACTACCGATCAGGCTTAGAGGAACGTACAGCCGAGTATCTAAGAAGTCTAAAGGTTAAGTTCACCTATGAAAAGATGAAGATCAAGTGGCAATCCAAGCACAGGACTTACACACCTGATTTCGTACTTGACAACGGAATAATAATTGAGACAAAGGGACGGTTCATTCCCTCAGACAGAAGCAAACACTTAAGGATAAGGGAACAACACCCTGACCTAGACATACGGTTTGTATTCAGTAATCCTAATGCTAGACTATACAAAGGTTCTAAATCTACATATGCGAGTTGGTGTGAGAAGTATGGTTTTAAATATGCTAAAGAAAAAATACCTGTTGAGTGGATAAAAGAAAGGAAAGGTACTTGACAATGCTTGATGAAGAGAGTAAAATACGTGCTCTTGCTGATAACTATGACCTAGAATTTTTACTGGAAGAAAGTGATGTAAGGGTTATGCACGTTATCAAGTACCTAGTCGATGAAGGTTTCTTAGACCTTGATGACTACTTTAACTTTGATGCTGAAATAGAAGAATGGAGGAGATTAGAGGAATGATAAACGAACATGACATAGAAGCATTTAAGGCTTACCATGCCTATGATTTAACCTTAAACGAATACCAAAGAAAGGCTAGAGAGACAGCCATCTACCCTGCTGGTGCTTCGATACTGTACCCTGCCTTGGGACTAGCAGGGGAAGCAGGTGAGGTAGCTAACAAAGCTAAGAAAATTATCAGGGACAACAAACTAGACAGAGAAGGTATGGCAAAAGAACTAGGTGATTGCCTTTGGTATATAGCTGCACTGGCTAAAGACTTAGGCTACAATATGTCAGACATAGCACAGAATAACTTAGATAAACTAGACCGTAGGAAAAGGTATGGAACAATTAAAGGGGAAGGTGATGATAGATAACTACTTACCAACTGACTACCAGACATTCATAGCTACTAGCCGTTATGCTAGGTGGTTAGAGGACGAACAGTGCCGTGAGAGTTGGGCTGAGACAGTTGATCGTTACATGGATAATGTTGTCAAACGTGCCTTGGATATAGACACAATAGCTATAGCTTCAGAAATTAAAGAGGCTATCCTTGGCTTAGAAGTTATGCCTAGCATGAGAGCTATGATGACAGCAGGTGCAGCACTAGACAGGGACAACACATCAGGGTACAACTGTAGTTACCTACCCGTAGATGACCCTAAGTCCTTCGATGAGGCTATGTTCATTCTCTTGTGTGGCACTGGCGTGGGCTTCAGTGTCGAGAGGCAGTTCATCAGTAAGCTGCCAGAAATCCCTGAACTCTATGATAGTGAAACCATCGTTGTAGTCAGAGACAGTAAGGAAGGTTGGGCTAAGTCCCTTCGTCAAGTGATAGCACTCCTGTATAGTGGAGAAATTCCTCAGTGGGATGTATCTAAGGTACGTCCAGCTGGTTCAAGACTTAAGACCTTTGGTGGTAGGGCAAGTGGACCTGCACCTCTTATTGACCTATTCAACTTTGTTGTCAGAGTATTTAAAGAGGCACAGGGACGTAAGCTATCAAGTATTGAGTGTCATGATATCATGTGCAAGATTGGTGAGGTAGTTGTAGTTGGTGGTGTACGTAGGTCAGCTATGATTTCCTTGAGCAACCTGAGTGATGATCGTATGCGTCATGCTAAGTCAGGTTCATGGTGGGAGAACGATCCTCAACGTGCCTTGGCTAACAACAGTGTTAGTTATACAGAGAAACCAGATGCGGTATCCTTCATGCGTGAATGGATGGCATTAGTTGAGAGTGGGAGTGGTGAACGTGGTATCTTCAATCGTGAAGCAAGTAAGAAACAGGCTGCAAAAAATAACAGACGCAATCCTGATTATGAGTTCGGAACTAACCCTTGCAGCGAAATTATCTTACGGCCTTACCAGTTCTGCAATCTTACAGAAGTTGTGGTACGGGCCACAGATACGTTGGAAGACTTGGCTAGAAAGGTTAGATGTGCCACAATACTTGGGACGATCCAAAGTACATCCACAAGGTTCCCTTATTTGCGAAAGGTGTGGCAGCGTAATACAGAAGAAGAACGACTGCTCGGTGTGTCTCTCACAGGGATAATGGACAACAAGTTAATGACAACAGCTAACAAAGGTTTGGAGAGTACCCTTGTTTATTTACGGAATGAAGCAATATCTACGAACAAGGAATGGGCAGATCGCCTTGGCATTGAGCCTAGTACTGCTATTACTTGTGTTAAACCAAGTGGTACAGTCTCGCAACTCGTTGATAGTGCCTCTGGAATCCATGCCAGACATTCAGACTACTATATTAGAACCGTTAGAGGAGACAACAAAGACCCCTTGACACAGTTTATGAAGGACCAAGGTATACCTAATGAACCAGATGTAATGAAACCTGACGCAACAACTGTGTTTAGTTTCCCTATCAAGTCTCCTGATGGTGCGGTAGTAACTAAAGACTTAACAGCTATCCAACAACTTGAGACATGGTTGGTATATCAAAGGTTCTGGTGTGAACACAAACCAAGTATAACTGTTAACGTCCAGAAAAATGAGTGGCTTTCTGTAGGTGCGTTTGTATACGAACACTTCGATGAGATGTCAGGTGTGTCATTTCTGCCATACAACGAGCACACATATCAGCAAGCACCTTATCAAGAGGTTGGACAAACTGACTATGATATGCTATTATCACTTATGCCAGAGAAGATTGACTGGACTAAACTATCGGAGTATGAACAAGAAGACAACACAGTGGGTATGCAAACGATGGCTTGCTCAGGTGACGTCTGTGAAATAGTGGACTTGACATGACAGCTAAACGTAAATTCAACAAGGCAGCTTATGATCTCTATGATCAGACAGCTAAAGATAAACTGGTGGCTCTTCTCTCTGAGAGGGGTCACACCATAATCTCATCAGATGAAGACTACTATGCTGATGTTGTCTCTCAGAAGGAAGGGTACACCTACTTCAATGAGGCAGAGGTGAAGACAGCTTGGTCAGAAGATTGGCCTACCCATTGGAAGGAGATACGTATACCTGAACGGAAGAAACGATTACTATCTAAGTACCAAGACGAGAAAGGTGTCTTAAACTTCTATGTATTCCGTAAGGATATGAAACAAGTATGGAGAATAAAAGATACACAATTAACAGATGAGTCCTTGAAAGAGGCTTTCGGAAGGTATATATCTAAGGGTGAGAAGTTCTTTCATATACCTTACACAGAAGCGGAGTTAATAAATGTCTGATCTAGTGAACGAGCCACCCCACTACGGTGACGGAGAGATTGAATGTATCGACTACATGAAAGACAACATGGATGCTATGATGTTTATGGGTTATCTTGAGGGCAACACTAAGAAGTACTTACATCGTTACCGTTACAAAGGTAAGCCAGTAGAGGACTTGAAGAAGGCTAGGTGGTATCTAGACAAACTGATACAGGAGATGGGGGGATGATGTTTGTTCCTATAGTGCTGGCTTGTGCCTTAGACTACTCAGAGTGTAGAGGGTATACAGCCAGTACTGCCTTCCTTAATGAGAGGGCTTGCCAAATGTCAATACAGGAAGGTATTAATAATCTATTAGAAAGGAACCTTCTCGTACTTGACTTTAAGTGTGTAGCCTTTAATACAGACCAAGCATAAAAAAAAGAGCCGTTAAGCTCTCCCTAAAGTTTGTTCATGTAGTACATTACCCCTAGAAGACCAAATCCTGCGGTTAATACAACCAGTAAGATTATACAACCCCATAAAATTATTTGGTCAAACAACTCTTGCTGTTTCTTCTTCTTAGCTGCTAAGTCTTTCTTCTTCTTTACACGTATGTCCTTACGTAAAGCAAGTAGCTCATTCCATGCTGAGAAACCTCTAGTAGATATTACGATAGCCCTTAACTGTTCCTCAATATCGTCGGCTTGCTTCCGTTTAACGAATGTGTCTAAGGCTTCTTCATTAGCTGACGAGAAGGGACTACTTCTTTTCTTGTCATGGTCTGACTTAGCTGAGTCAATAACATCGAACAGACTACCTAAGTCCTTAGCTAAGGATGCAATCTCCTTACCTGCAGCTAAACCTGCCTTCACACCTGCGAATATTGTAAGTGGGTCCATTCATGCTACCACAAAATCTATTAGTTCCCCTTGAGGGAGTTTATTGTTTGGTCTGTGAGGGTGGTAGGCATAGGGTTCTTCATGCCTGTATGTGTTGGCCTTCTTGTCTACAGCCTTATGTGTCTCCTGTACTCTAGTTTCTTTCTCACTCTTACCTGACTCAAAGACAATGTTTTCGTGAGTATTGAAAGGCATGAAGGGCAAGGGGAAATAGGACAGGAGTATATTCCTACCCACGGTATCTTCCTAATGTTATTGTCTTAAGGAAACCTCTCCAGATTTCTATGGGAGAGGGAAGCATCCACCCAAGGATCATCATAAGGATAACCCATGTTGGTATGTCTTGGTTCATAACCTTTATGCTTTCGATAGCTCCATCTACAGTAAAACCACCCTTAGATTGGTCAACTGCTACGTTCTCACCTGATATGTCACTACTCTGATCTAGTAGGGACTGGTTATTCTCAGCACCTACCTGAGTGTTAGCATTAACATTCGTGCCTGAGCCACCACCACCTAGTCCACCTAAGAGAGACATAGGGTTGAGGCAAGCACTCAAGGTAAGGACTAGGGATAGAGCTAAGATAAGTCTCATCGTTCTGCTGTACCTTGTGAAATATTCTTAGTAATTTCTGCTAATATAGCAGGATCAGTCTGATTTAAACCTAGCTCATCTATTCGTCTAACAGTAAAACCTCCTTTGTAATACTTTTTAATTATATCAGGAGAGTATTTAGTTACTGTTACCTCTTTACCTCCTCCTTGATTTCCTCCTAAAGCTAGGATCGACCCATCTGGTTCAACACCCACAATAAAAGATAGATGACCTGTTCCATATTTAAAAGAACCGTTTGATCTTCTTTTTGCATTATTAAAAACTATAACATCGCCTGTCTTTACATCAGAAATACTTCCTGCCCATGTCTTATTTGTTGTAGGATTGTGATTGTATACCTCGCTACCTAATTCAACAAAGTTAAAAGCTAGGTTAGGATTTAACTGTGCTCTTTCTGGTAACTTTACTCCTAAATTTTTTAAAACAAAAGCACCGAAAGCTGCACACCAAGGCGTTTTAGAAGGATCAATATTTGCTACCTGTTTAAAAGCCTTTTGAAAAGTAGGATCATTTTCATTTAGTCCATATGTATTTTGAGCTATCCAAGTTAAAGGATCATCACCCTTTTGAGGAGTACTAATTTGTCCTGAAAATGTAGTGGCATCAAAAATAGTTTTATTTATTTCTTCAACGCTTTCAGGTTTAGACTTAATGACAGAATCTTGCATATCTTCTGGTAATTCTTTAGCAATCTCAGTTACTTCACTTTGGTTTAAGTTAATAGGTTCTACAAGACCTGTGGAAGTCATTCTGTCAACAGCAGGTACACTAATTTCCTGACCTACCTGAATAAGATTAGGGTCTTTTATTTGAGGATTAGCTTTTAAAAACTCTTCTTTGTTATAGGGATACTTTTCTACAATACTATCAAGAGTGTCTCCTTTTTCGACTACAATCTTTTGACCTGCTTCAAATCCTCTAGTTCCTGTTAGACTTTCTTGAGCAGCAGAAGTATCTCTAAAAGACCCAAGGTTTTGCTCTGCTGCACCTACATTAAATTGGTCACTAATTTTTTTCATTTCTGCGTTTAGGTGAGGATTAGAAATAACACCTGATTGATTTATTATATCTACCAAACCTTTAAAGGTTGACTCAAGTGCCTTAAGCCCATCAAAATTATCAAGGGCAGGAGAGGGTGGTACTATATCACCAGTCGTAACCATTGGTTGCTCAGGTATAGCTTTACGAGCATCAGGTGCTTCACTTACAGAAACATTTGGATCAACCCGTTCAACGAGGTCTGTAAGAGTTTCTAAAAAATCATCCATATTATTTTCTCCTCCAAGGAGCACCATCAACATCAGGATTAATAACAAAAGCTCCTTTAGGTACTTGAGTTCTAAGTATTTCTGCCCACCCTGACTCAGGTCCGTATAATACATATGGATTGTTTTTTGTTCCTGCGTTAAAGGATGTAATAAAGCTAGTTTTTATACGTGTCTGACCTTCTTCGTTAGCTATTCTTGCTTGCTTACGAGCCTCTTGCATAGTCAAAGCTGTACTAACTTCTTCAGGAGAAGGTGCTGTTTGTGCTGCTGTAGTCTCTGACTCAAGGTCAGCCATAGTACTCTCAATAGTTGGACCATAAATCATTGTGTCAACCTCAAGGGAAGTAGCACCAAGAGCTAACATTTGTTTGTCTAAGAACTTTAAAGCCCCTGAATATTCTCTTATTTTATCTCCAAGTACAGTCTGCTTTCTAAAAAAAGTATTATTAGAGTTCTGGATTAAGGTATATAATTGACTGTTAGCTTGCTTTAGTTTTTGACCCTTATCCATTACCATAGCTTCAAAATCCCCATCATAGTATTCGTTGTGGATGTTTTGAACTTGAGCCTTTTGTCCATCAGACAGCTTAGGGGTAACTTCATCCCAGTAGCCTTCTTGATTGATCCTTATTTTCCAGTCACTGCCAATAGTAGCAGGTTTATCCTTTAGTTCTGACAAAATAAATTGACCCCAAACGGTCTTCTGTTTGTGAAGAGCCTTCTTTAGTTTCTCCTTAAGCACTAGACCAGTTGTCTCATCTACAGACGTAAGAGTGTGAAGCCTCTTGTATGTGTTAGGATTAAAGACCTTACTTAAGGTAGCCTGTTCTAAAATGCTAGGGCTTGTGTGGATACTAAGGGTTGCCCTGCTTACACCAATCCTGAACAAGTCCCTAGAGTACTCACCTTGTTTCTCATCTAACATACTCTCAGTAGTGGTCATACTGATCTGCGTATTGGCAGCTTCTTTTATGTTAGCTAAACGGACTTCAGGTGCTTGAGCCTCACCTAACTTAAGTTGATCCGCTGGATGAGGCTCAGGTGAATTAAGAATAGCCTCCTTAGTTACATTAGGATCGTCCAAGTCTTTTAGACCTAATGATGTTGAAGCTATTGTATCGTACTCATCAAAGGAAAAGTCAACATAGTTAAAGTCTTCAGGGGACAAGCTACCTATAGCCTTTAGTGTCTCAGTAATCTTACCTGCTGACCATGTTTCCATAGCATTGTCATTGAGAAGTTGTGCAGCTATAAGGCTGTTCTCAGCATTCGGATCAGCCAAGATTTTTTTAGCTATGACACCTAAGACATCAATGTTTAAATCTTTTAGTTTTGTCTCTTCGTATGTAGCTAGGTGTTCAATAATACCTTTTATCTTATCCTTTTTCTTTTGCACTTCTTGGAACTGTTCTGTTGTTACACTTCTAGGTATGCTAGTAGCAGCATCAACAATTGTATACCTATCCCTAAAACCTGCTATAGTTTCAGGACTAAGGTTTCCTTGGGCATTGACAATAGCCATACCTGCCATACCATGGTCTAGAAGACTATCTAAAGTACTTAACCACAGAGGTTCCTGTGTTAAAAATTCAGCCTGAGAAGCATTTTTAGAGTAAGCTATCATTAAAGCAGCAGCTTCATCTCTTTGATTAATCTCCATAGCCATTTGAAGTGCTTGTTCGTCCGTGGCATCAGGACCAAAAACCTTCTGTGCTTCTTTTTGACCAAGTAAAAGAAGGGCTGGCTTATCTTTAATGTTTTCATAGGCACTTATAGCTAGTGCTCTGCTAGGATCAGAACTTGTTTTAAGTTTGGTAGCATCAAAACCTGTCCTACGAGAAATAAGGTCAGTGTGTGCAGCAGTTATTTCAAAACCTTGGTTCTCTGTCTCAGTTATAATCTGTCTTATTTTTATTTCTTCATCTAAAGGACTAAGACCTTTATTTAAGACAGCATTAACTTTTTTACTGAAATCAGCAAAGCCTTCTCTGTTTATACTGGCCTCTGTCGGTTGACCTGACTTAACACTTGACTGATAGGTGTCAATCATATCATTAATACCACCAAGGAAACCTGCGGCAATCCCTGCTGATGTTGTCTGTGGTGCTTGAACTGGTCTTTCGTAGGCAGTACCTGCTTCGCCTATATCCATAGCATAGTCTACCATACTACTGTCCTTCCATCTGTGAACTTAAGAAGTTAGCATCAACTTCTGTTTTTAATCTAATAGCATTTCTCATTATGTCAGGTATATTCTCACCCCTGACCATACGTCTTGTCATCTGAGACTTAAGGGTATCTGACATAGCTGAAGACCAAATCTTATCTTGTATCTCTTTATAGATTTTCTCACCCTTTTTAAAGTCTTCTTCGTCACCATCAGTCATAAGACGTAAAGCATAGTTAGCCTTGTTTCTCATGTTCTTCTCGAACTTTCTCCACTTACTATCTAGCTTATATACCCTGTCTTGATAGTCATAGAAGTTAGCTACAGGTGCAGGTGTCGCACCAAAAGTAGTTGCTAAAGCACTAGGGAACTCAGGTAGATTACCAACAGATAGTCTACGTGTCCTGCTACGGTAGTTCCCTGTTTCAATTAATTCATTAATCTTAGCTGCCTTATCAACACTAGATATATTTCTTAGAAGTTGTGTTAAATCTTCCCTAGCTATTGACGTTTGACCTGATGCTAAAGCACCTACAGTACTTATAGCTGCTGCTACAAAGTCACCTGTGATTTCACCTGATGGGCCAAGGATTACCTTGTAGAACTCATCAGTAAAGAGTTTCTTCATTGTGTCTTCTACTTGTTCGATAGGTGCTACACGTTTAGCATAGGCTGTTTCGACACCAAAACTTTCAGACAGAAGACGATCAAGTAAACCATACTTAACTGAGTTAAACACTTTAATTGACTCAGGGTCATCTGAACTGAAGCCCATCTTTTCTGAGGCATAACCTGCGAACCTGCCCATGCCAACACCTGTAAGACCGTACATTGGGCCTAGCACAAAGGCCATCCTAGCTCTTTCACCTGCATTAAAGTTACGACCTATAGCTATATTCTCCATAGCCCTAAGTGTAAAGGTAAGCCACTGAGTAGGTACTCTCATAAGGCCACTCTGAGCAAAGCTACGACTGGCTGATGTCATCCTAAAGGTTAGGTCTTGCTCCCTTGACATAATCCATGCCTTACCTTCAGCACTCAAAGGATTAATGTTAGGACGTTTAGCTCTGTGCTCAAGGAAAGCTGTTACCATTCCTGTCATACGAGAGACACGTTCACCTTCCTTAAAGAAAAGGGTTGACTTGTCTAACATTGTGCCAACACTCTTCTTAGCCCTTTGCCCAAGAGTACTGGAAACACCAAAGTTTTGAGGTGCTTGAAGTTCAAGGATAGTTGTGTCAATAATATTACGACCACTATCATCAATGTACTGCATCAAGAGTTTTAGTTCGTCTTCATCTAAGCCCATGCTCCTAGATACTTGGGCTAATCTTGTAACAGCTAAAGCCCTAGCCTCTGGTTTTAACATACCAGATGTAATCATCATCATAGGCATAGATAAAGCCAGAGCCTTACTGCCCTGTCTAGGTGAAATAGCAGCTACTGTCAACCCATGTAAACCCTGAAGAGTAAACTGATCGGGGTTAAAGAAACCAAACTTAGAGTAGAAGCCAACCTTAAGTAGCTGAGAAGACGGGTCAGAGAACAGACCTATTTTACTGAAGTCAACTTTAAAACCTGATTTATTAAAGACAGCCTCAGTAGCTGAACTAGTAAAATTTTCCCACCTAACACTACTATCTGTTCGCATGTTAAGTCTAGCTTTAATAACTCTTTGTTGTTCAATAAGCTGATTAGCTAGGTCTGTATGTTCATTAGACTTTACAATTCTAGCTGAAAGAAATCTACCTAAGAAGTCTTGAGGGCTAAGAGCATTTAGTTGAGGAAGGTTATCAATTACATTAGGATTAGCTTGGGCTAGTTTAACCCAACCAACCAAAGCATCCTGAGTTGCTGCCCTATTAGCATAGCCGTAGACCTCAGACCCAAACTGGTCAGCAATAGCAGCGATAGGATTAATATTCTTAACGTCCTTACCACCAAACTCCAAGGGTGGTGTGTCAGAACGGCTTTTGTTTAGACGAATAGATAGAGTTTCTGCTGCATTAGAACCCATGAATACAGGGTCATCACCTAACCTACCTTTTGAGTCAACCCTAATAATAGGCTTCTGATCCCTAGCTTTTTCTACGAGTTCTTTTGTAAAGGTAATGCCGTGGGTTTGTTTAATCTTTACCAAGTCTTCTAGGTCAGTGAGGGTTGGCCTCCAAGTATTGTTAGCCCTAATAACCTTACCTAACTCATCGTACTCAGCCTTAGTCAAAGAAAGCTGACTAATATCTGTGACACCTTTAGAGGCTAGAAGTTGATTTACTTTAGCTACAATAGCATTGACTTCACCTTTAGCCTTTAGTATTTGACTTTTAGAGAAGGAACCTAGTAGTGTATTAAAACCACCTGAGTATTTATTACCTGACTTAAGAGTAACCTCAACGTCAGAACCTAAGAACCAACGTAGTCCACCGTTATTCCTTGGACCACCAATGTTGTATGGCATAACGTCAATACGTTCTAGTGCTCTTGTTTTTCTTATGTCAGTTACAAAAATAAAGCCACTCTTAGCTACACCTTGTTCTCTACCAAAGGGTGCGGCTAATTTATAGACAACAGCATCAGAACCTAGCTCAGATACTCTGAGAGCTTTATTACGAATGGGACTCCATATTAACTCACCCTCTGGCATAGTAACCTTACGACCATCAACACGGTAACCTATTTGCTCAAAGTCATCGGCTATTGTTAGGTGTCTGCCGTTTTGGTTTATAGCTTTCTTAAGGGCTGCACTTGCTTGTATGTGCCAACTCGCATCGTTAATCTCAAGGACTGCTTCATAGGCATCCTGTACTTTTTTACTTGGTGCTTGACCGTGGGTAACTGTCCACTGTGCTGTAAACTGCTCCACACTAGGGGCATTTCTTGTTTTACTTTTACCTTGACCGTCCCTTAGTTCTTCAAAATACTTAGCTAAGTTATCTTGTTCTTTAGGTTTAAGGGAATTAATTTTCTTTTCAAAAGGATTGACAATCTCCTTGACAAGAGACTGGCCTGACTCAGCCTGAAGAAACTTAGTTCCTAGTCGTTCACCTAAACGAATACTTGCAGCACCAAAGAGTTTACTAAGGGTATCAGAAATAAAACCACCCTTATCGAAACGATCAATAGGGTCAACTTTATTCAGAACATCTAATCTTTCTTCTGCCTGTAAGAACCACCCATAGCCAGTGTCATTTTTAATAACACTCAGGTTAGCTTCCTCTGACAAATCAGCTACCTTTTGTGCATCACCTTTTGTCTTAAAGGGTGTTCCTCTTTCGTTCTTACCAAAGCGAACAGCTAGCTTGTAGTCATTGGAACCTTCATCCCAATACCTAAAACTATTAACGAACTTGTTGCCTGAGTTTGCAACAATATTTTGTGCTGTCCTAGTAGCTAAAGCAGAGATAGTTTCTTCTGGAAGATACTCACCAAAAGCAAACTTTCTGTTAAGTGTCTCTAGTTTTTCAATAATAGTCCTACGGATAACTGACTCAGTACCTGCAGCATTTGATGGTCTAGCTGACGGACTTTGAACTGGGTCTAGTTCCTCTGGAAGGTAACGACCTGCTAGTGTCTGGTCAGCCTGTACACCTGCATCGTCTACTCGTTTAGCTAGCACCTCTGCTGCTGCTTCACCACCTTCTGTAAGAGCTACAGCATCCACTGGCTTACGTATCTTCAGGGCTTCAGCTACCTTAATACCACCATGCTTGCCTCCTTTTAAACCTGCCGTAAGTGCTGCTTTACTCCACTTAGTTGAACCAAGGGTAGCTATATCTACTATACTAAAAAGAAAATCAAGGTGGGCATAAGGATTATTACCTAAGTACGTTCTATCAGTGTTTGCGTTATGTAAAGTCCAAATAGCATCTCTACTAAAAATACCCTCGTCTTTACGTTCTTCCAGATAGTCTTCAGCCCAAACTGTAAACTCTTCATTGGTCATACCAGAGGTAAATGCCTCACGGATTTCCTTACCCTCACGGTTAGACCTATAAGTCATACCTTCAAATGCACCTAAAGTAACTAACCTTAGTACATTGACATCTAAGTATGTGAAGAACTTACGTACTGCACCATCATCATTCTCTTCTATCTTTCGTAGCATGATCTGATCGAAGATATTTATTTTAGATAGAGTACTGTGAGCAGCAGGTGTAATACTTCCATCTTCAGCCATCATACTTTGAGCTAGAAGAAATTGGTCAGCAGGTAGTGAGCTTACCTTTTCTGTTCTGCCCTCCACTAAAGCTAAAACATCTGTAGGTTCTAGACCTAGCTCTCTACAAAAGTCAATA